GGCATCCGATTTATGAGATGCAGCAGTAACTCTTTTTCTTTCCATAGGCGTAGTAGCAGCGCGAGATATATGAAGCGCTGCAGTTTATCCTTTCCTAACCGTAGGCTGTAGCCCTAAGGCGGAAGCCGTAGGTTAGGGCAATTACTAGGGGGCAGCCTCTGGGCTGCCTATGTGCTTTGCCGTAGGGCGACCATTATTTTGCCCTACATATACTATTAGGTGTCCAGAGGACACTTATTGGACATTTTATTTGCAACTTTTTTGTAACGGTTTACCTTTCAGGTAAAACCGCAGGTCAGAGCAGTGTGACCCCAGGGCTATCAAAGTTATGTGGGTAGATACACAGACACACAGACACACATATATTTAAAAACCTGGGGTCAAACATTTTCTTGCTGCTCTGCTTGCATGCATTTGCTTGCTGATTCTGCACTGGCTGCTCGCAAAACTAGGGCTGAGCAGTGCTATCTGCTGGCTTGGCGCTGACTCGCTGCTCGTATCAATCTCGCCCCGACCCTGCATACGCATCGCAGCGCTTGGCTTGGCTGCATGCTTGGGCATCTCACTATGTGAGACGGCTACGCATCGGCAGGCAATGGTTGAACTTTCAACTACTTTCCTACTCATCGGTAACATCGCTAAAGTCAGTTGTTTAATATCACTTCAGAGGTTTTCAAAAAACACGAATCGCTAAAGTCAGTGATTGGTACTGGTTTTAGAGCCTTACTCGCCAGTATTTATTTTCTTGGCGCTTGCCACTGCATCATCAATCGGAGGTCAATCGTTTAAATCACAATCGTTTAAACTGCCCTAAAGTCAGTTAAAATCAATGGTTTTAGGGGTTGTTGACTTGTTTAAACTTAGCCATTACCTTTATCCCAGTGGAACAATCCACTACCGACTGGAAACGGAGCACTACTCATGAGCAATCGTGAATCATGGCTTGCAGATTTTGCTACTGCTGCCAAGCCTCATCTCACCGCCAATCTGCCACTAGGTGGCAACGAGGAGGCAGTAATTCGCCTCTCTTGTGGCTTTACCCCTAAAACTGGTCGCAAGGCTGCCGATGCAGCCATTGTGCCTCCATCAGCCAGTGATGACTTCACTGCTGAGATTTTCGTGTCACCAATCGTTGACTCAACGGAGGCAGTGGCAAAACTCGTACTGCCATTGCTAAAACTGGCTCACATTGGAAACTGGCGCTCAGCAGCACCAAGCGTTGCCAAGCCTCTCGAAACCTTGCCATCTTGGGCAAACGACATCCTCGCCACAATCGGCGCATATCCTCATGCAGCCCTTGAAATCGCAGCAGCACCCAAGCAGACCACCCGTTTAAACAAGGCAGTCTGCTACGGCGATTTAATGAACGGCGAGGCACACGATGCCTACATTGTGCGAATCTCTCGCAACACCGCCATCACTTATGGCACACCAATCTGCCCAATCTGCAACGCTCAACTCGTACTGGAGGCTTAATCATGAAAACTTACGGAATCGAACTCGAAACAAGCAGCATCTCAATCCGCACCGCACAATCTGCACTCGATGCAGTCGGTTTAAACTGGTCATGCAAGCCCGATGGAACTCGTGGCGTTGATGCTGAGGCAGTTTCACCAATCCTCAACGATGGCAGTTTAAACGAGTCAATCTCAGCAGCGCGAGCGCTGCTCAAGGCTGGCGCGACCGTTAACAAGCAGACTGGGTTTCATGTGCACATTGGTGCTGACCACTACGGCGCTGAGGGAATCGCAGCCCTTGTTCGCAACTGGTACACCGCACACGAGGCAATCGGTGCACTCGTTGCCAAGTCTCGTTTAAACAATCACTTCTGCCAACACAATCTCAACGAGGCAATCATTGACCAGTGGACAGAATCAATCCGCAACGGTCGCATTGATAACGCTGGGCAGGGTCGCTATCGCTCACTCAATCTCGACTCATACCAACGCCATGGCACCGTAGAGTTTCGCCTACACCATGGCACACTCAACGGCAAGAAAATCCAAGCATGGGCAGAGTTTGTGCAGGCAATCGCACAATTCAGCACCGCAGGTGGAATCTTGTCCGACAATCGTTTAAACGATGTCAACGCCCTGCTCGACACCTTGACCATCACCGATGCGCTCAAGGTCGAGACTGCCCAGTACCTCAAGCAGCGAGCAATCGAACTCAGCGCCTAACAAGCGCAGCCTGCCCCAAGTGGGCAAGCGAGGGAGCGTTACCCTCGGCAGGCACAAGCAGATGGAGAAAATATCTCCACTGTTTAAACGAAAGGACTGGAACTATGGACATGTCAATCATTGACGGTCGTTCATTGCTAATCGTTGCAATTATTGCAGGGGTTTGGATTTGGTATTGGCTTGGTGATACCGATGAAAGATAACGAATCGTTATACATCATTGAAGGTGTTGACCCAACTGGTCGGCGCTTCACCAGTGTGTACAGAAAAGAGGATGCCGATTACCTATTGGCAGCCGACCGTTTAAACAGGCTGGTAAAAGTTATCAGCCCATGTGATACACTTAACCAATAACAACTAGCAGACTGGAGAAATAAATTATGTGTGGAATCGCAGGCTTCTGCCTTAACCCAAAGCACAATCAGAATCAGACCGACCTTGCAGCACAGATGCTGCTCGACATCGAACATCGTGGCTACCATGCCACTGGCGCTGCTTGGATTAACCCCAAGTCAGGCAATCGTGTAATCACCAAGGCACCCGTTGCTGCAACCAAGTTCATCACAACAGATGCAGGCAAGCGACTATGTTTAAACGCACAGACCGCTATCTTGCACACTCGTTGGGCAACTCAAGGTTCACCAAAGGTTAACGACAACAACCACCCAATTCCTCGTGGCAAAATTGTGCTCACTCACAACGGACACATCAGCAACGATGACCAACTGTTTAAACAACTCAAGGTCGCACGCCATGGTCAGGTGGATAGCGAGGCAGTGGCTGCACTAATTGCCTTCACTGCTGCACCTATCTCCGAGGTACTCTCTCGTGTACAGGGCACCGCTGCACTGGCTTGGATTGAACAGGGTAAGGGCAACACATTGCACCTCGCTCGTGTTAACTCATCGCCATTGTGGATTGGTCAGACTGCAACAGGTTCGCTGGTCTATGGCTCAACTGAGGAGACTATCGAGAACGCAGCAGTAATGCTGGACTCTAACCTTGACTGGTCATACGCAGCCAACGAGGGCGAATACTTCAAGGTCAAGAACGGCAAGATTGTGGAGCATCAGAACTTCGAGCCGTTTAGACAGGTCTATACAAACAACTGGCGCGGGTTCGGTAGATTAACCGATGCAGAACTCGACAAGTATTGGGCTGACCAAGATGAACTAGCCTTCTAAGTTTCGGTTGGTCGCGCACCTGCATCATCCGATAAAGATAGCCCCCGCTTCGGCGGGGGTTTTTCTTTTGCCTGGAAACCAGGTAAAAACTTAATTGTTTAAACACAAGTGGACACTTCTTCCTGGCGAGTCTGGAATCTTTAATCGTTTAAACAATGGTGGCGGTGGTGGTGGGTCTGGTGGCACAGCATGTTTAAACAGTTAGCACTCACAGCACCAGACTGCTAACGACACGCGTTTAAACAGTGAGGTTGACTGATGTGATAAGATAGGTTTTATCAACCACGAGGTTGATAAAACTAACAAGAGATAGCATCTTGTTTAAACAAAAAAATAGTTAATCTTTTTTCTTTTAAATCCTTGACTTCACTTCTTGACTTCGGAATACTCGGACATGTAGCAACACTGCTACCAAGAACAAAGGACTGGACATGCTGGACACAGGAACAATCATCGGCACCATCATCGCGCTATTCGGTGCGCTAACAGTGATGGGCTTGGCTATGAAACAAAACGCACAACTAACTAAAGAGAACTATCGCCTACGCATGAGAGTGCGTGAACTAAATAAGCAGGTGGAACTCTATGTCTAAGCCAACAACATACGAGGGCTGGAAAAACTACAACACATGGAACATTGCGTTGTGGATTCAAAACGATTACGCCCTCTACTTATCAGCAACTCTATTCATCAAGAACTACCAAGGTGCTAAGCCTTATCGTGATTGGGTAAAGATTGCTGGACTCGAAGGCAAGGCAACCATTGATGGATGCAAGTACAACGCAAGCGACCTTGCTTACGGAGAACTAAATGAAATGATGAAAGGACTGGTGAACTAAATGTTTAAACGCAACTGGCGCACTGCAGTTTCTTCTGATACCAAACCCAAGCAACCAAAAGTTTTATGGTACGCCGAGGTAACAGACGAAATGATTACCCACCTATCACCGTCTCAACGCAACGAGTTCATGAACAAACTCAGCGATGAGATTAACAAGATTGGGCAGGAGTACAAGGTAGGTAGAGAGTTCAAGAACGGACAACTAAAGGAGAACAACTATGCCTAAAGGTGCAGTGCTATACACAGATGGAACATACGAGGAGAAAGAGTTTAAACAACTCTCCGATATGCAAGCAGCAGTGGATGGATTGATTGAACCGATTGCAATGCGTGACTTCTATGGCGCTGGCGTATGCCAAGGTTATGTAAATGAGGAAGGGTATCTCAAAGGTTTATCAATCAACACAGTGGCGAGCGCCTTATCTTTCATGTTCGGTAATACGCCAAGCATCGTGGGCAATATGATTGTGCTTGGTCTAACCGACAAGCATGGCAATGACACCGACATCCCTCAAGACATCTTGACTTTCATCAGTCATGTGTGTGGTAACCGTGCAAAGTTAGAGGCGGAGTATGTTTAAACAGATACACCCGCATGCTCGACTATGGATTGTTACGGTAGTGATACTCGGAATCTTTCTTGTGTTCAACCCACGAGTACAGATAACTTCACACGCACCCAAGGGTGAGGTGATTGCGTATTACGACAACGAGTACCAACGCTACGCTATCCAACGCTTAACTGAACAAGACAAACTTGAACAGTATCCATGTCTCTATGAATTGTGGACAAAGGAATCCAACTGGCGACCTGCTGCATTGAACAAGTCAAGCAAGGCATCAGGCATCGCACAACTTATGCCTGCAACATGGGTAAATATAAATGTTAAGCCAACTAAAGATGGGTTTAAACAGGTGGATGCTGGCTTGAAATATCTCGACCACAGATATGGCAAATCTCGTGGCATCTGCCGAGCATACGCTCATCACCTTGCCAAGGGGTGGTACTAATGGAGATTAAACACCATCGTGTTATGGAAAAGCGAGAGGTTCGCAACCGAGGCAAGGATAACTTAGCGTTTAAACTGCGCTGGAATCCTGAACTAACCAAGAACGCAGCATGTAAGGGGTTAGATGTTGAATTGTTTTACCCCGACAGGGATGTGTTCACACTTGAGGAGGAGAGTATCTTTGCTCGCATGTGTGCCGAGTGTCCAGTCATGGAGATGTGCCTTGAGTGGGGTCTAGTCCATGAACGCAGCGGTGTATGGGGTGGCACTACCCCTTACCGTAGACACGCAGCACGAAAGGCATTGAACTTACAGGTCAGCGACCCACGAGGGTTCGGCATGTGATACAGTAAAGTTATTGGGCATCTCCCTTACGAAGGGGAAGCGTAAAGTAGGTGCCCATACAAAAGCCCCGCAGGGTTCCAGTCCTTTGCGGGGCTTCTGTATTTTACAAACCTAATTGTTTAGCAAGCATGAACACTTCATCAGATAAATCATTAAGCGTGCCATCGTTATAGATAACATGTTTAAACATAAACATATCCATTGCATGCTCGCTCTTGTGTGCGTTAACTGGTGCGTGATTGTGTCTATTGATACGCCACACATCACCACCCTTGGCTTGAATAGCATGTGCTTCATTAGGAAAGCGCACATCAGAAAAGACTACTCGTTCGTATTCTTCTGCTCGTTTAAACGCTTGGTCAATCCAAAAGGTTTCACCAAAAAGATTGCGACCTACCTCAGTACCAAACACTTGAAGTAAACGGCGCACCTCAGGGTTAGCCTTGGCTACATCCCAACCATACTCATCTACTAAATCAACAACTCGATTGCCACCTTCAACATAAGGGTTGAGTGTATAAATTGCATCACGCATAGGTAATGCAAAAGATATGCGCTTGAACCCATAGTTTAAACACAACAGTTCAGCAACAGTGTCCTTACCTGATTGTGCGTATCCACTTAATCCAATAATCATTTGTCAATGTATCCAATCTGTTTGCGTTTAAACCAAATTATTTTATCTCCAGCCAGGTAAGTATAATACCCTATGTCGTTTAAACAGATGCCAATGTAATACAACGGCAGTCCTATCCAGTTCCATGGTTTCATGCGTTGGTACTTAGGTCTAATCATTATCGGGTTTCCTGTATCTACGATTGTTCCATTGAGGTTGTTCCCCACCTAGTCTGTCTTGTAACTTAGTAAGTGCACGAGAGACACGCTTACGCAATGCTTCCTCGCTGGCACTGTACTCAAGGGCAAGCACATCAAAGTCAGTACCGCCACCGTCAAACCTACGCCGCAAGAGGTCCCTATCCTGCTCGTTTAAACGGGCAAGTGAGCCGCTTACATCTGACAACATTGCTTCTCTGTTCATACCCTCATTAGGTTTACTTGTCTTGCTAATAAACTCTGCATCTGCTGGCGAACCTGATGATACCCACTGCTCGTAGTTCCATACATCACGCAGTAACTCTTGAAGTATCTCATGTGTATAGTAAAACGCATCGCTTGGTATGGACTTTGTTTTATACGCACGCTCTTTGGCTGCAAACTTCTGACTCTCGTTGTTAAATGTTCGGCGCAGTTTAAACACTAGAGAATCCTGCCCTTCCCACTCCTCAATCTTATGCCAGTGCTCCACTGCCCATAAGTTTAGGTGCTGGAATACATCATCAACAGATACGAGGTTGCGATGGATACGCACACATCGTGTTGCACTGTAGCGTGCCACTTTGTATACGCTTTCCCATAACAATTCGTTATTGTTCTCCATGTTTAAGTTCCTTCATTGTTGTTAGTAAATCCTCGATAGTAATTAGAAAGCCTTTACTCCAGTTCGGTGGTATCTCGCAAGTAATTTCCTTACCAAACTCCCTGATTGCGTAGTGCACATGGTCTGTTGGTACCATTACAACACCGCGCTCAAGTACGAACGCCCAATACTCGGCAGTAGTAACCATCAAACCCGATGGCTCCCACGATTTACTCTTGTTAAACCAACACTCAACCTCTACATAAATGTTGTTAGTTGCCCACCACTTACGGTCACGCTTAACTTCTACTGTTTTGCCTTCTGTTAATAAAGCCTCAACTAATTGTTCGCCCTTACGACCGTAGCCAAAGTCCAAATCAAATGATGAGTTCTTTACCATCATGTTTAAACACCCGCCCGCTTTCGTAAACCGTCAGCGCCTTCGGCTAAGTAAACATCATTAACATCTTGACCCTCAGGCATAAAGACTGGGAACACATTGTCTAGTTCTCTACTTAAATGCTTAGCCATCTCACGCCCTGCGTTGTCACCATCGCATAACAAGATAACCTTTGACCAGTCAGCAAGTACACGATTGTAAAAGGACTTCCAGTTGTTAGCCCCAGGCAAACCAACCGCACTGAACCCTGCTTGTGTTGCTACAACTGTATCAAGTTCACCCTCACAGATAGCAAGCACATCTGAGTCATTACTAAGTGCAGTGATGTTATAGATGTGAGTCGTAGCCCCTGGTCTACTCATATATTTGGGACCACTATCACTGTTTAAACTACGGAACCGTATGTCAATCACTCCTGTAGGTGTGAGGTAAGGGATTGCTAACTTACCAACATAAGGTTCATGACCCATCTCAGGCTCTCTTACGAAGCCGAGGCGAAACATAGTCGCCGTCTGTTCTGTGATACCTCTGCTCTGTAGATACGGCACGATTTCCTGTAGGTTTTGAGCGTAACTCTCCGTTGCTTTCTCCAGTAATTCCCTCTGCGATTTGCTTAGCCTCATTGAATCCCACTCCTTCTTTCTTCATGATAAGTGAATACACATCTCCAGCCATCTCACATCCGAAGCAACGAAACCCACCGTTGTCTATGTTTAAACGGGCAGACTTAACTCTATCACCGTGGAAAGCGCAGCGCAGCGTAAACCACCCACGCCTTCCATGCGGTATCTCAAAACCGTAATGCTCAAGAACTTTAACTATGTCGTGCTTAGAGTTTTGCAAGGATGTCACCTAGCCTTTGTACAACATAGGCATCCTCAATTCCTTTATTAGATGCCTTGATAATTACCAATGGCGTAGGTGCTACCTTCATGTTCTTAGATTTACGGTAGTTCTCTGCCTCTAAGTATGCCTCGCGCAACCAACCCGATAGGTCTACCTTGCCATCACGCCGTGGTGCCTTGGCTTCAATAACATAGATGTCGTTGTTTGCTGGTAGGAATACATCACCAATGTCGTTACGCCCTGCACGAGGTAATCGTTGAGCGTTTAAACCCTGTTGCATTAACCAATCAGCAAGGTCAATCTCAAAGGCTGCACCTCTGCGCTTGTTACTCGCTTGTTGTGTCGCCATTTGTCTGCCTTTCTGCTGCTGCTGCAGCCTGCCAATACAACGCATAGTAGTTCTCGTCATAGGCAAACCGCTTCATGTGTTTAACAACTGCACCAGTATGTGCATACACATCAACGCCAGCCTTCTTTAGGTTACGGAAGAACACAATGTCCTCGCCAACATACTTATCTCCTAGCCCTTCCTTCTCAGCAAACACTGAGTAGTCAGGTGAGATGGCACGCAACTTAGGAACAACACTGCGATGCATCAGGGTAAGACCTAAGCCAGCACAGTCAACCTTTACCACTTCATCCTTGGGTAGTGGGTGGAGATACTTAATCTCATACTCACTGACCTCGTGAAATAAAGCAGGCATAGGTTGCATCAACGATGACTCCATTTGCTTGGAGATAAAGTAAGTGCCACACACAACTGGCTTGGTATTCTTATCAGCAATCTTCCATAGCATGCCAAGCACATCAGCGGTAAGCACAATGTCAGAGTCAACCCATAACAACCAGTCTGTCTTTACTTTGTCGTACCACATATCAAGCAGGGCTTGGCGTTGTCTGCCAATCTGATTACCTTGCACACGGATAGCGTTGTTAATCGCCATCTTATGTGATGGTGCGGTCACGGTGGTGTACATAATACCTTCGGCAAACTTCCCATCCACCATACCGTTGTCGCACCAACCAAGAGATAATGTTTCCTGATTACTGTTAGCCATTGTGCTCCCCTTCTGCTTCATCAAGAACCCGTAGTGCGTTCTCTCCCATTTGTTTAAACGAGTTGGACATGTTAGTTAACTGCTCTGCTATGTCTAGTATGCAATCTCTACCGTGGTCATCTTTAAGATGGATAGATAGTTGTGTTACATAGTCTGCAAACTGCATGGCTTCTAGCCATATCTGATGGGGGTCGTAGACCTTTTTGGCTACTTCCTCCATCTGCTCAATTACTTGAGGCAGTTCTTCAAGCAGTGCTTCCTTCATCTCCGCTGGTAACTTCATCTTGTTTACCATCTTTTCCATCTCCCCCTGTGGGATTGACAGACCCGCTTGTAATATATTGATTGTACTCTGCTTCGGATAGGTCTTTGAACTGACCAGTCTCTTTATTCTGCCAAACAATTGCCCTCCAACCAACGGTGTATGTAAGTGTCTTAGGCATAGCAATCATTAACTGTGCCTTGATGTCTATGAGGAGAGGTTTTGTTTCAACTGAAATCTCATCTTTGACTTTTGATGCTGGGATTTCTCCTGCATTTTCAACTACTGTAAGTTCCCACTTACTCATGTGTTCTCCTAAATTAACTGCATTGGTTCGTATGTAATTACATCGTTGATTTGCATAGATGCTGGTTCATACGACAACCACACTGGTGTACCACCAGTTGCATCTGCTGGACCGTAACGGTTCTTAACTGCACAAACTCCCATTGTAGAAATCTGATTATGTACGGTAAGAATTAACGAAGGAGTCTGCGCCACTTTCCCGTGCAGTGCCTTCTGTGGTGGGCAAGGATTTCCTGGTACGCCTTCGCTAGTGTGGTGACACACAACAACGGCTGCTCCAGTTTCTCTAGCCCACCATTTTAATTCTTTCATCAAGGTACGCAGTCCACCCCACTCATCTTGTGAGTCCATCGTTACATCCACTGCGTTATCTAATACGATTAAACGCACATCTTCGCCCAGTCGCTCACGAGATGCAAGGACTGCATCTTCAATATCTTTAAGCGTTGGGGATGAATCAAACTCCCACATAATATGGTCGGCAGGCTTGAGCATTTGTGCTGCCCAGTCTCTGTCTTGTTCCATCAATGGTTCAACATCTGACTGATGCTTGCCAGTTAGCAAAGCAAGTAGACGAAGGCTCATCGTATGTGAGTGCGTGTCTGCTGAAATATAAAGGGTTGGAACTTTTGCACGGACTGCCAAGGACAAAGCAAGTGTTGACTTGCCTGCCCCTGGCGGTCCAGCAATCATGCTTACCTCGCCGTAACGGATTGCTATTTGCTGCGCTGCAAGTGATTGCCACACTACAGGTAGTGTCGCTCCTCCTTGTGATGCAGTTTTAATAGCACGGCTGAGTAGGCGCATGAGTTATGCAGGTACCTTGTTTTGACAAGCCTGCCCTTGAGGTTGTGGACATGCATAGAAGCCCTTGTATGGGCGACCAGTTGCTTTTGCAATACCTGCTGGTACCAAACGCATTGGTCCTGCACCGCATGTGCACTGTGGTGCTCCTGCACTTGCTGGCTTATAGCCTGCAACTGGTGGTTGTGATACTACCTGTGCATTTGGAAATGCTGCAGCAATAGTTGCTGCTGGTGATTGTGCAGGTACTGGTGCTGACTGTGCTGCCATTGATTCGACTGTTGATTCTAAATCAAGCAGTGTTGCAAGGCGTTGTGATACTGCATCTAGTAGACCATCAAGTTCAATCGCATCGTTAGCACGAAGGTTAATCAACATGCCATCACGCTTTGTCTTGAAGTTAATCTGAATTGCTGCTTCGGTAGTGCTCATTTGTTTTCTCCTATAGTTATTTCAGGGTAGAGATGGGAGTCTTTACCATCAACGGCATAGCATGCAGCATTGACTGAACAAGTGCCACACATGCTAGTTACTTGAGGGATAAAGATTTTATTTTCCATGGCTAACTCAAAGCCCTTAGCCCATGAACCAAGGCGAGCCTCAGTGTAACGGTCTAATGATTGAGGAGCAGTAAGTTCCCCAGTGCGAGCCATAAAGTAAGAGCCAAGAGATGGGCGAACACCAAAGGTTTTCTCCACAAGAATTGCGTAGATACCTAGTTGAGTTAGTGAGGCAGGTTCACGAGAACTTGTCTTAATGTCTACTACTATCAACTCACCAGTCGGTGCAACCATTAGTCGGTCGAGGAACGCCTTTAAAGGTACGCCCCCAACTTCCTGATTAAGTTCTGTTTCAATAGCCTCACTGCCATCAGGTAACTGATACATATTGAAGCCACTGTCTTGTCTGAACTGTGTCCAAAAGTTAATCATCTTTGGTCCGTTGTCTAGCCACCAGCCAGCATCCTCTTTATTCGGATTGGCTTTAGTAGCACGACCACCTGCACGCCAAGGCATACCGTTGTCGGCACCCTTGAAGTTGTTATCCCAGAAAGTTGTAAATGCTGCAATCTCTGAGAAATCATCTTGGTTAGGCAGTCCATGGTACAAACGGTCGTACTGCTCCGTTGCCTCATGTACTGCCTTACCACCTGCTAACCAGTATGATGGTTGTTCTGGAACTTGTTGTATTCGTGATAGGTAGAACTGCCACCCACAACTGAGCCATGTATTTAGGGCAGAGTGGCTGACATAATTCTTACCTGTTACTTGTTCAAGTGTCATTGTTTATCCTTTCAATAGAGGAGATTACTGCACAAAGTCTGCTCTATTGTGCGACACGCCGAAGTCGAATTACAAGCATGTAGTTTAAACGACTACTACACTCCTGTTCGTGCAGCGTAAGGGTGTAATAGCGAGACTCGTCAAGAGGCGAGCGAAGCCAGCCCAAGTGAACTTGCGTGGTATACCTTCAAGTGTTTGCCTGAATTGTGGGCATCTTGTATTCCAAGTTGGATGCATGTTTGAAGATAACGAGATTAGCCTATGGTTTACTGATGCTAAGTGTGCTGACTGTGGCGCATTAGTTACCGTACCTACACCAGTGGATGACAATGAAACTAATTCTAATACTGATTGCTTTGATTGAAGCATATTTCTTTTACCGCCTCGGCTTTAGCCGTGGAGTAAATCGTGAACAAAAAGCCAGACAACGCCGTTTAAACGCATTAAAGAGGATTCTTAATACTCGTGAGTAAGTACGAATACAAGTGTCCACAATGTGAGATAGTCGTGGAGATTGAGCGTTCGATGCATGCCGAGGCTGATGCGCCTATGTGTACATGCTGCAGCCAATTGATGTCTCGCATTTGGAGTAGCCCACCAGTGAAGTTCAATGCCTCTGGTTTCTACAGTACAGGCGGATAAACCAAAGCAGCATCGCCTGCTGCTCAAGAACCCAGCCAAACGATGGGGTATCTGTGCAGTGTGTGGACCCACAAGACTTAAATTAAAGCAAAGAGGTTACTGGTCTTGTCGAACCAAGTCTAATGTCAATCGTGTTAAGTTATCTAAATACAAAAAGGATTACTGTGAGGAGTGTGGCTTTGTAGCCATCCACCGTAGTCAGTTAGATATAGACCACATAGATGGCAACCATTTAAACAATGACATGGCAAATCTACAGACACTATGTGCCAACTGCCACCGACTAAAGACCCAAGACAATAGAGATTGGGAAAGCAAAAAAGCCCCCCGCTAAAAAGCGAGGGGCTAATCTGTTAGGTTACAAAAGGTTCCTAAAGGTTACTTCTTGCGACCAAACTCTGGTGCGTTAGGGTCAAGTGCCTTGAGCAATGGACCTGCAATAGCAGCAACACCTGCTGATAGTAGAGCCTTTGGCTCTGTTACTCCAGCAAGATAGAGTGCGATAACGGCTGCAGCAGCAGCGCGTAGGTAAGTAGCAATGATTGCTTCTAACTTCTTCTTGTTCATTTGTTCTCCTTCTTTTTAGGCAAAGGCTTTGGTAGGTTAGCCTTTACTTTATTTATTGTTTTTGGTGTACCCATCCAGGCGAACCATGGTGAAGTGTCATCTCCACATTTTTCTTTGATTGATATATGGAGATGTTTATTGTGTGGGTTGGAACCCGTGTACTTCTTGTCGCCTTTTTCTTTGGACCAGATGCGACCTTTAAAAATCAAATACTTAACACGACTGTCATCTTTTAACTTGATATAAAGTTCATCGCAGTCAATACCATTGGCTGGGTCATGTGTTAAATCAACCGCATAACCTGAGTTGTGGTCAGAGTTAGGGTTCTGATGTACATGTGCAGCCGATGGAAGTAAACCATCACTTGCTTTTTTGCGCTTAGGAAAGTGAGCAGTTGCTTGACGAAGCACTGCAATCGCTGCAGGTGTAGCCCTCTTTGCCAAAGGAATCATTTATCTAACCTTTGTAACATAACCTGATACAAGATTTCTACTTTTTCCTCTAACCTTGTAACCGAGTCTTTGAGGCTTGAGCCAGAATTGGGCTTAAGTTCACTGAGGTAGTGCTTGACTAACCATCTAATAGAGCCAGCAAATGCAGATACAATTGCTATTACAGATACGATTAGTCCAGCCCAATTTGCAGGTGTCATTACATGTTTCTCCTTATACGACAGTACGGGCAATGAGTGTGATGATTCCACCAAAGCCTGTGTAGTTACGGTTAGCAGGGGTAGAGCGAGTGAAGGTAACTTGGTCAATAATGACTTCGGTTGGCTCTCCACCTTGGTTAAAGTCTTGAAGAATAACTGTTTGCCCGTTGGCTTCAATAGTTTCTAGTGCGTTTAAACGCTCTCTTGAATAGCCTTCGTAACCAATGATGTTTCCTGTCTTGTCTGTTTCTTTGTCATAACAAAACAAAGGAATCTGTAACACACGAGCACGAGTAGGTGTTGGCAAAGCCTTAACAGCAATACCTACCACTACTGGACCAGTTGTTGCGCTAGTAGAGTTACGAGTAAGAGTAAGTTTAAACGATGCATCTGGTCCTGCTGCTTGGTAGGCATCACCTAAATCAATATCAGCAGTAGTGGTATTGCCTTCATAAAGAGTAGTAATAACAGTGTCTGTTGTCGGACCAATCTTAAAGATTTCAATGTCGCCACCTGCTATGTCATCAGATGTACGGACACGGATACGCTTCCATGCTTTGTTTTCCATGGTGTCATAACGAATACGGGCAGTGCGGATTTGTCCAGATTCAACCAACTCGGTTGGATGTTGTAGCCAAATACCTGAACCATTGATTGCAAAAGCAACTTGGTTATTAGCACCTAAAATACGAACGGCATTTACTGTGCCGAAGATACCGTCTGCATAGGCATCCGTTGCACGAGCATATACACCACTTGAGATAGGTTGAGCATAGCCAATAAGAGTAAGTGGCTGACCAAGGTTGATGCGTGTAGTACCTGAGTTAGTATTTACTTGGTTGGTATTGCCAGCCCAAATGTAAGAGTCACGCCCTTCAAAGTCATAGACACCGTTTTCATTGTGGAATACCAATGGTCCGTATGTCAGGTCACCGTTTTGGTCTAAGGTTGCAATGCGAGCGCCCTTATTTGTGCCAAGCATAAGAAAGGTGCCAAGGTATGTATACAAAGATAAAACAGTTTCGCCTCGTGGCATGGTGGCAGCAGTAATAAGAGTGCCTAGGTTGGCAGTATTATCTACTTGTAATTTAAAGATAACAGAGTGGTCGCCAGCGTAGCCACCAAAATAGATAGCGTTAGTTCCTTCGGTAATGCCTGCCCATTGCCACAATGCAGGCATTAAAGTTGACCCGTTAATAAGGTCGCCTTGGGAAGCGTTCATCCCTGGTTTAATTTGAACAACAGGCGCACCACCATGGGCTGCAAATGTAAGTTCATAGGCTGAGAAAGTTCCATCGGTAAATCCAAACGCAGCAATAACACGATTCTTGGCATACTTAAGAACTACATTTGATGCCGTTAAACCATCATAACCATAATGTTTATGGGTTGTTCCATCAGATAGTTGAACATCGTAAATGCCAGCAGTTGTAGCAACATACATGTATGTGCCATCAGATGTAGTAGCAAGGATAGTTTCATTAGTAAATGATGAGAAGTTAACCAAAGGTGTAGATGAGCCAGAACTTGTAATCTTATACATTGCTGTAGTTTGTGAGGTGCGTGGTGCCATGTCGGTTGCTACA